GAGTGATACGTTGATACTGACCGTAGATAGTGGAGTAAACGCTCAGGCCCTTGGAATGATTGGCTGGGTGGAAGTCGTTTAATTGGAACCATGCAATCTTATTCGTCTAGGTGACGTAGAGATGTTATCTCGCAAGGTGATCTATATGGATGGACTAACTGACAGTATAAACGGCTAGTTAATGCGATGCCAGCAGAGAACAGAGCAAGGCCAATTATAATTTCCATTGTAAAATTGGATTTACCTTGTATTGGGAAGTTGCCATGTAATGCGAAGTTCTGCGCCAAGGGCTTTAATTGCATCATTGGCTTCCTCTGAAGCATTGTGAACAATCATGACTGACGGGACAATGGCATCCGGCAATGCTGTAATTGTAGCCATTGGGAAGAGTTCCTGAGCTTTTTCGGCAAGCTTTCCTGCCTTGGCAAGTTTTTCTTCCTTGTCCCATTGCTCTACCAATGGCGCTGTTTGACGGTCTACAGCCTCCATGACGGCTATGGTCTTCCATTCTGCCCAGTCGAGCCTGCAATGCTCCATGAGCCTCTTAAACCATGGATTAAAGGCCAATGAGGGCCATTGCTGCACTGCCCATAGGCCGGCCTCGTAACAAAGTGCATTGAACCAGACTTGCTTGTTCATCCCTCTTGAAAAACGCTTACATATACTGTGCCCGTTTTAGTGAGTGGAAGAATTTTATCTTTTAGATCAATATTTTTGCAGCGTACACAACCATAGGTCGAGAATAGTTGTTGATTGGGTGCCCATGCACCAGGCCAGCCACATGCCGATCCACCACCATGGATCATAACTCCGGCTCTGCCATGCTTATTCTCTTGATTCTCTAGTTCCACCAAGTCAAAACTATACCACCCATACGACATTAAGGTGCGATCATAGCTGGGAGCATTCCCGACACTTTCGTAATCTTTGTAAACTTGTCCAATTTCATACAGACCAGGAGGCGTATCAGAATTGGTCAATTTAAATTCAAGGTCGCTGTGCTGTCCACGGGCCAGGCAGGGGATTTCCCATAGGAGCTTGCCTTCATAAGAGAAGGCCTTCATAGTTTCGCTAATGTCGTTGACGATAAGGTGAAAATCACTTTTCTTAAAACCAAAATCCTGGGGGCGCTTAGTTGGTCCAATCATGGGGAGGGAAGACTGAGGAGAGTATTGTTTCATTAATCGCGAAAGCTTTGCCGGATAGTCTGGATCAGTGGCATAAGACTGATCCTTCAGCATGCGAGCTGCAGCGTAGCGATTTGGAGCATTGTTGATACCCCTAAATTGATGGTAGTCTTTGTACCATCTTGTGACTAAGTATTCTATGCAAGCAGCCAGGCTAGGAAAGTCGATGAAGCCATCAGTAATATTCACCCATTGACCATCGTACCATTCTTGAGTGGATACGTTGGATCCACTGCCTTTTAGGCCAAGAAAATTATTACGGCCAGACACATGTTGTCCAAAGCTGCTTTCCAGGCAGCATTGCGCAGCCACAAGTTCTGGAAAACGAGCACCACATTGCCGAGCAATAGAGAAGCACTCATTCCAGAATTGTTCATTGGCTGCCATCAGCCCTTCACTCGGAAAATTGCCTTGAGGCCAGTCAGCACAAGCTGCACAACGTTATTGCTTTTCCAAGGTGTATGCTGAATCACCTGATCCAAGGAGGCAATGATGATGCCGCCCACAACAAACCATTCAACTCCAGTCATGGCCATCAATAAAAGGGTCCACTAAATCCTAGCGCCGAATCTCCAAAGAGCGCACACGGGCTTCAAGGCTTTTTATATTTTCAGTGAGAGCATCAAGTTTTTCTGCAATATTTTCTACTTGCGTTGTAATCTTCACTTGTTGATTGCCAATGCTCATCATCATGCCACCTGTGGCCAGAAGCATGCCAGCAGTGATGCTCACTGCCAAATTAGCCAATGCATTCTGCCACTTTTCCATGGATTAGCACGAGGATTTCTCTAATTCTAGCTTTTTGCGCGACCTTGTCGATTTGCGACTAGGCTTGATGCAGTGACAATGCATTATTGCCATGGGAAAGGGAAACGAAGCTGATCTCCTTCTGTATTCTCTTTCTGAATTACGCCCTGGCGAAGCAAAACGTAGATTTCGTAAAAGTATTTTTGAAGACTACCCCAAGAAAGGATTTTTAGGACAATGTGTTTGCGCTTACTGTGGAGAATGGAACGAGAAATTAACCATTGACCACATCATACCCAAAAGCAAAGGTGGGCCACATTTTGCCAAATGGAACAATGCTCCTGCATGTTTATCATGTAATGCAGCAAAAGGAAGTTTACCAGTTTTTGAATGGTGGCGCCCGCAAAAGTTTTGGACCATGGAAAGGGAGCAGGCGCTATTGTCTTGGGTGCATAGCAATAGTTTTGTTAGTGCTCATAGCGCCATTGGGTCTTGGGAGGAATGGATGGAACAGCAGCAGCGAGTGTTGCCAGTGCATGAACATCCAAGCCTGGCTATAGCTTGGCCGCCTTCATTGGCTTGTTTGAACAAAGGAGGTTATTCTGCTTTTTAGCCAAATCTAAAAGGCTTTTCCTGCTGATTTTCAAGCTTATCAATTAATCTCAATAGATACCATTGTGCTTTTTTTGCATTTTGCAATGGCGTATCTTTGTCCCACATGCGCAGGATATAGCGCAACACTTGAGACTGACAATTTCCAAGCACTGGATCAGATGCTTTTTCAATTGCGTCTTCAATCACTTCGATCACTTCAAACCGGCGATCTGTGTAGTGCTGGGGATTGTTGATAATGTCGTGCATGGTTCAGAATTGATAGTTGTTTGCAGCAAAAGCTTCAAAGGCCTCAGGGGCCACTGGTGAGCCCAGTTCAATTAATGCATTGGCATAGGCAATGATCTCTCCTTGAGCGCCATCCTTTCTGCGAAGACTGATGAAATGCAACAGTGCTTGCAAAGAGCATGTCCAGGTGAAGCTGGTATAAAGTGCAGCAGGGAGAACGGCTCGCGCCTGCTCCTTACTCACTCCCATCAGCAGAAGCTCGTCATAGGCCGCTGTGGCCGCCCCCAGCGCCTTTGACCATTCAATCTTGGCACTCTGCTGGGTTCCCGAGGGAAGGGGCCCTCCAGACGCTTGACGGTTGCTTTCTGCTTGTGCCAAGAACTGCCCAGGCATGTAGAACTGTGCATCCTCAGCGGAACAATAGCGAAAGCTTTTTTCATTCCAGCCCAGTTGATCATCAACGTAGCTAGAAGCCACTGTATGCTTCCACCATTGCCTAGCAACAAACAATGGAGCCTTCACTCGCCACTTGAAAACCACCCCTCTAAATGGTGATGTGTGATGATGATCGGCTAGATAACGAAGAAGCCTGCCATCTTGATTGGTCCATTCTGTACTTTCTTTGTCAAAGCTTTGCCTAGCGTCATTTACAATGGAAAGACTATTCCCCATTGAATCTATTAAGGCAAGATAGCTGTGTCCGCCTAGGGGGCGGCATTCGTTACTTGTCATCTTGAATACTCAAAGGGCTAATTAGGACGCGAAAAGTGAATGCTATTAGCATCCATTGCCAAAAACTTAAGACAAACGATGGGAAAAACATTGAGCAGCAAATGCCAAGCAAATAAGCACGCAAGCAATAGATAGCAAATGAAGCAAGCGCTGTGCCAGTAAGACGGCCCAGGGCTTGCGCTGCTGACTTAGCTTTAGGGGTGATCATGAGGGAACAAAGGAGATGGGACGGATGCGTTGAATTGCCACTGTACCAGAGACGGAAGAATCTTCTTGGTCCCAGGTGACAACAGCTTTTTTTCTTCCATTGAGGCAGGTGAAGCCTTGGAAGTCTCCCAGAATGCTTGTCGGAACCAGTCCGGCTGCCGTAAAGGCAACCAGCGCCACTCGTTCACCAATGCTCCATGCATAATCCCGAGGCAACCGCCGCATTCTATGCTTTTTGCTGGATGGATGCAATATCTTAGGGCTTTCCGAACCAGTGTTTGCGGTGATTTCGCCTTTGTCCACGGCCTTAACAAAGCTGTTGCGTCCATCCCGATGTCTTAGCCTAACGACAAACGAGAATTGATTCATGAGCTTCGGCATCGCAATGGAAATGGTTTACAATGGCAAGACAGTTCATGGAACTATGGGCCCATTTCAACATTCTGCGGAACGGGAATTTGCAATGACGGTGAATCGTCGTGCAATTGACGAGTGCTCTAACTTGTCACAACTTAAAACCGCATCAAAGCAATTGTTGGAAGGTTGGGCGTCAATGCAAACAGCCTTTCAAAGCCTAATGCTTGAAAATATTCAACTTCGCCAAGCGCTAGCAAAGAAAGAGCTTGACTTGCGTGCTGCTGATGAAATCCTTAACGAAGCCGCAGAGACTGTGCAACAATATGCTCGGCAACCAAAGAAAGCCAAGCAGTTTCTTTGGCCATGGTAGAAGTGAGAAGAAAAATTGTCCATTGACTGGTGTAAGCAAGATTGTACTTTTGACAGTCACGCTCATACCCTGATCCAGTTACATGGCGACCGCGAATGTAAACCCCACCTTGTATTTCAATGCCAGTGCGACTTTGCGGATGAGCAAAATCCAAGCGGTATCTTTTGGATCGTTTGCTTTTTAAATAGCGCTCTTGAAAATTTCTTTCCCATGCATCAATATCAGAAAACTCTCGCTCAAGAATTAACTGTGGATAGTGGGCTTGCCAAAGGCCAAGGAAATCGTCTTCAAGAGCGCTCAATATTCAGACCATAGCTTGCCTTACCTTAGCACCTTGGCCTTGATAGGATCCAGTGTAAGGCCTATCCACTTCTTCATCCAAGCGGTAAAGCATCACTTGAGCAATGCCTTCATTTGCGTAGATGCGCATTGAAAATCCAGTTGGATTTACAAGACAAATAGTCAAATGACCGCTCCATCCGGGTTCGATTGGCGTGATGTTAGTAATCAAGCCACACCTGGCATAGGTGGATTTGCCTTGAGCAATGGCAAAGACATCGTCTGGCATAGAAATTAGCTCAAGGCTAACGCCAAGGCCAAAGCTATGAGGAGGAAGGACAAAGAAGGTGCTGCCATTCAAAACTCTTGGTGCTGCATAGCAAAGAGTAGGATCGCTTAGCTTGGGGTCAAGCACGGCATTGGTATTGTTAGCTCCATTGAAAACTAACAACTCCTCCGGGGACAAGCGAATATCGTAGCCCGCCTGGGAAAGGCCAAAAGAAATGGCCTTCACCCCATAGTCAAGCGTGCGTTGCTTCTCTCCGACAAAAGGCAAAAATACATCTTGCTCGGCAAGCTTTTGTATTTGCTTATCGCAAAGAAAGCTTCCCATCAGAACGCATCTTCAGAGGCTTCATTCACCCAGACGCTGGCATAACCTTTTGCGCCATCGCGTTGGCCCTTAACCTTGACGGAGCCTGTGTATCCTGGTGCTCGATCGGATGATCGCTTGGTGTTTTCCCAGACAGCCATATCAAGACTGTAGTTTCCTCGTTCGTTTGGACCTGCTTCCTTCAAGGCCTTGAGCACGTCAAGGGTGAGGTCAATGGAAGCAGTGATGGGCGGCTTGTTAGCCATGGTGTTTCCCTAGGGGGTGATGGTTGGTGCCCGGTTGGGCTTGCTAAGTTTACCCTTTATCGACGGTAAGCGCAAATGCCTTGCCGCCTGGGTAGTGCTCTGTGAAATATCTCTTTACCATGTCTTCGACGATTCGCTGTTGGCAGACCAGCTCAAAGCCATCAAGATGAACCAGTTGGAGGACTGGCTCACTTTCTTTGTTTTCTGGGTCGTAACAGGCTATTACGCACCAAGCTTCGTCCACGGCTTGTTGATACATCTGGGATGCTGCCATGGAATAAGCTCCCAATTGACGCTTGTAATCCGCCAATTGATAGTCTGGCTTTTCTTTGAAGCTGGTCTTCCAATCGACCAATGCAATGGTGCCATTGGTCATTTCTGCCACCATATCTAAGGTGCCACTAAACCCTATGCCTAGATCAGCATTGAACCATGACACAGCACTTTCCACTAACAACGGCTTCTCCACTCCTGCGAGGAAGGGTTCTGCTGCCTTGAAGTATGGCTGCCAATCAGGAGCCTTTTCAAGATGGTGCTCAATGTCTTCTTCACCAAACCAATCTTCCAGCACGGCATGAAGCCAAGTACCTCGATTGGCCGCAAGTCTAGTTCGACGATTTGCCTCCTCATTTCCTACTTTCTTTCGCCAATTCATTAGCGCCATAATTTTGGACGCTGGTGCCAGAGCAGACAAGAAAGTAGTAACAGAAGGCAAAAGCATGCCATTTGGCACATTTGGAAAATCAAGACATTGATAGTGTCGTTTTCCGTTGAGGCTAATGCGCTGTGGATGGAAGTGCTCAAATGAAGTCATAAAGGGCCATCAAATAAAGATCCGTCTTTGTTACATACAACCATGCCCGCAAAAGTTTTCGCGAGCATGGCTGCAGCCCTGTTTACTTTTTTCTTGTCACATAATCCTTTGTCCATTCAATTGCATTGCCTTCCAAGCAGGCACTTCGCAAGTCATCAATCTCTTTTTCCGTTGCAGCCTTTGTCATCTTGATGCCTTCATCTTTAGTCCATGAAGTGATCAGGGTGCTGATAACATTGGCAAACATTTCAGCATCCTTAATGTCTTCTCCTTTGGACAAGCCAAGATTTTGCAAGGCATTTTTGCCTAGCATCATGCTGGCTCTTTCATCAGGCTTGCCAAGGGGGTTAGCTTTACAGAATCCAAGAAGCGCTGCTTTGCCATCGAACTCGGCGGCAGCATTGGCGGCAGCAGCTTCCGTTGCTCCAGCAGTAGATACATTTGCTGGAGTTGGCGCTGCTTTCGCGCTTGCCCTCGGAGCAGGCTTCGTTGCCTCCTGAGATGGCGAGCATTTGGTCGCAGTTGTCGCGTCATCGTCGCTCCTGGGGATGTCTTCCCCTGAGTACAGTTTTAAACCAAGGCCAGTAAAAGTGGCAATACATTTAACGCTTGCACGTTGAATGTTATCACTGACGGCACGAGCATCAAGCTTTGCTAGGGCATTATGCTTGTTGTCCATCAAGGGAAAGACCAGCGCTGTAGTGCGCTTTTCTCCATCTGTTAGGTATGGCCTCAAAAGCCAGCAACCATCTTGGCCAAATACCGGCCAGCCTTGTTCGCGCTCTTCAAATGCCACATATACAGAAGGAAAGTGTTCCTTGAGGTAGCGGAAAGCAAACGGCCAGGAAAGATAGGAAAGACCCTTGTAATTCTTTTCGACATGTTCCCCAATGGGAAGTTCGTAAGCCTTTGTGAAGGCATCAGAAGATATTTTCAATGGCAGGAAAAAACCTAGTTGCCGCTCGACCAGCATCATGTCAGCCGGCGTTTCAAGAGAAGAAGATGTCATTATCAGAAAGAAGAGAGGTGAGCGGAGTCAAGCTTGTAATGATTGTCGTAAAAAATAATGAACCTTTTTGGCTTTTCGGCTTCATCTACAACTAAGCTTGTTCCTGGTAATGGCCAGTCTTCTACAAGCCTGACATCACTAACGCCTTCTGTCTCGGTTTCTTTGTATCCTTCCTCCATTGCCGATTGTTCGTAGCAGAGCAATACTGAAATATCTCCGTGAAGCTCTAGCGCTTGATTGCAAATTTTGGTGAGCTCAGACAAATTCATGATGACAATGGGCGAGGGGGCAAAGGGGTAGTGTGATCAATGATTTCAGGCCAGACATCATCGGAGACGATGCTGCCATATTCAATGCCTGTAGAGCGCAATATTCGCTCAACAGTTTCAGAGCGGCTAAGTTGAGCTTCTGTAGCCAGATTGGACAGGTGATCGTAAGCCTGGCTGGAAAGGGTGAAATGACGGCGTTGTTTGCCGCCATCGTAGTGAGCTTTGGGCATGGCCTCCGTTGGTGCCCTCTGACTATAGGCCCATCATGCTGGCTGACAAGGCTGTAGACCATCAGGATTCCTTATGGAGGCCAGTCATTGCAACGGGCCAGCAAAGATGCCATGATGGTTCAGCCCTTCTGGTCCCCATGTCTTTTTCAATCCTTGATCACCTGGAGCAGTTGGAGCCCAGCAACGAAACTGGGAAGTTTGTCTGCCCAGCGTGCGGAGGCAATGATTTCACCATTAGCAAGGCCACAGGAGGCTACAACTGCTGGCATGACCCTAGCGCTGCTCACAGGGCTGACATCCGCAATATATTAGCCCCATTGGTTCGATGGGAAAAACCATCAAGGGCAACTGGTCGCCATCAGTTTCATTACTACAACAATAGGCAAGAAAAGGTTGTAATTGTCAATCGTGACGACGCAGGAGGTAGTAAGCGTATTTGGCAAGATTTTCCTACCATTGAACCTAATGCCACCAATCACAAGACTCAACTGCAAGAAGTAAAAGCAAACATCCTGCCTTATAGGTATGAAGAGGCAGTAAAGACAAGCCGTGAAACAGGACTGCCAATCATTATTGTCGAGGGTGAGTTAACTTGTGACGCAGTATGGGGTATTGATTTACCTTCTGTCACTTTTCTAGGAGGAAGCAAACAATACAGAACCAATGGTGATTATGGCCAGCTTTTCAAGGGACAGAAGATTGTTTTAGCTCCTGATCGTGACGATCAAGGTGTGGCCTTTATGGCTGAAATTGAAAATGATAATCCTGGCGCTGGTTGGTTATATGCTGATCCGAAGTCATGGGAGTGGGATAATTTACCATCAGGCAATGGTTATGACCTTGCTGATTACATTGAAGAAGGCGTTACGAAAGACGAACTGCTCGCTTCCATTGTTTCCAAGAATCGTCACAAGAACCAAGATGGCAAGCCAGCTTATGAGGAGATTATTGCTGCTGTTGAGAACTTTGTGGGGCTATATGCAAACGATGCTCGCATTGCGTTTGAAACAAATGCATGGCTAGAGCAACGTGCTATGAAGCTGGGCCAGCAGACTGTTGAGAAAATCATTGATGAAGTGAAGGGTCGTATCTATGGCAGAGAGGAAATGGAAACCATTGATGCTCTCGCCATTGCTGGCTCTGATAAAGCGAGGGAATGGTTGATTGCAGGCATAATGCCCCTTGGTAGCGTGATGCTGCTTGCTGCTTCCGGGGGGGAAGGAAAGGCTCAGCCTTTTTGGTCCAAGGTGCTCACTCCGACAGGATGGAAGAGCATGGGCGACATTCAACATGGAGATCAAGTGATCGCTGGTGATGGTACTGTGACCAAAGTTGTTGGTGTTTTCCCTCAAGGGAAGAAGCCGATCTTTGAAGTCAAGATGAGTGATGGAGCCACCACTCATTGCTGTGACGAGCATCTTTGGCTTACCAAGACTCAGAAGCAACGCGACAATCAGGAGGAGTGGAGTGCTCGTTCTTTGAAAGAAATGCGCGAAACACTACATCTTCACAAGAAGAATGGACGCAAAGATAGGAATCATTCCATTCCCATGGTTGGAGCGGTGCAATTCAGCGAACAGGAATTGCCGCTGCATCCTTATGTGCTTGGCGTAATCTTAGGAGATGGTTGCGTGGTGCAAGGGAATTGTGACATCACGATTTCAGATCCTGAAATCACCAACAGGGTGCGCCTCTTAATTCCCCACGGCACAAGGCTAAACTTGAAGGATAAGCGTGCCAACTGTGCCACTTATTCTTTTATTGGCAATGGACAACGCAACAGTGTACGTTCTATCTTGCGGGAGTTAAATGTTTCGGATTGCCACTCTTGGGAGAAATTTGTGCCACAGCAGTATTTGTTTGGCTCTGTTCAACAGCGCATCGACTTACTGCATGGCCTAATGGATACAGACGGAACCACGGGAGGCACCTCTACCACCTTTGACAGCTCGTCTGAGGCACTAAGGGATGCAGTGGTGTTCCTTGTCCAATCCCTTGGCGGCAAGGCTGTGTCTAGTCAGCGTCAGCCTTGGTTCACATATCAAGGACAGAAAAAGCCAGGCCGCACAAGCTATAGAGCTTTTATTTCCATGCCTCCAGCCTTCAAGAGTTTCAGCATTGAACAGAAGGCCTCCAAGGAAACTGTACGCACTAAGTATGTGCCAACACGAATGGTAGATTCTATTGAGTACATTGGCGATCATGAAGCACAGTGCATTATGGTTTCCCATCCATCGCATACTTACGTTAC